CTCATTGAGAGAGTGGCTTGTTTATAGGCTAGCTTACAGCCTTTAAGACAGGAGGTCTTGGTGAAAAACAGCTATAGAGGAGCTATAGTCGTTTGGGGGAACTAATGTTTTGGGGTTCAATCAGACTACTTGAATTTCGTAGTCAGTGTCAAGGGTTAGTAATAAGCGATAATAGGTGGGTGATATATCAAATGGTCCTCCATCCGTCCACTCAAAGTCAATGTTGCCTTCGCTATCAGCTATGAAGGGGAAACTAGTGACTCCGACGCTGGATGCTGCCTTAATGTAGAAGACCGTGTTGTTGAGCCTCAAGGTTATCTCAGTGTCAGATGCGTTCTCGAACGAACTTGACACCCTATATTTAGCTCCTGGTATGAGTCCAGTTGCTTTGAAGGTTGAGCCTTGGGTATGATCGGTCACATCGTAGACACCAGCTGGAGAGGGTAAGGCGGCCACCGGATTGATTTGCGGAATCTGGAAGCAGCATTCCCAGTCTATAAAAAGGGAGCCAGCTTGGAGATCAGTGGTGACTGGTGAGCCGTTAAAGTTGATGGGGTCTGTGATTTGGATGATGTAAGCGGTACCCATTCTTGTGAAGCGTTCATTTTGTTTGTCTACACCGGTATAGTACATCTGGTCGTCATTGCGAAGTGCTAAGGGTGTGGTCTTGGACATGTTGAAGTTCCATTGCTGGGCGCCAGTTTGAGCTATCGCTTGTCGTATTAGAACGTCTGCATTTGTGATGCCGGATGGATCATCAGTTGGGTCTGTATCTATATACAACACCAGCTGGCATGCTAAGGTGTTTGGCACTGCCGATACGTACCTCAAATTGAACCTCTTGAAACGATAACGCTCCCAGAGATTGGAAAGTTGGGTAATCCGTGTACCTTCATACGCAGATGGTGTGATAGGGATGGTTGCCAGAATTTTATCGCTAGCGGTGGTTGTGAGAGCCTTGACTACTACTGGGCCGAAATAGTCAGAGCCGACTAACGTGTCGACTTTGCTATAGACCTTGCGGTAGTTGGCATTGAGGTTCTGGAGTCCCCCATTGTTTTGCATGGGCTCCAGTCTCTTGGTGATTGAATTACCAGAACGAGAGTTCTTGGATTTCACAGAACCGTTACCTCCAGTTTGGCGGTTCTGTGTGGTGGAAGCATTACTTCTTCGATTGGCGCCGTTTTGGCCGCCGTTGCCGTTTCTTCTTGGCATTTTGCAGTTGGGCTGTAGCGTTATGTTGGGTGCTTGTACTGCTTGTTGACTTATTGTCGGTGTCGAATGGTATGCTTTCGGTTTTGGAATCAGGGTTGAAAGATTTTCTATCCTTATGCTCTTGTGCGGGATAGGAGTTTGCGATTGTAGATGGAGAGGAATTTTTACGTGTTCCGCCGCCACCGCGCTCTGGGTTCGCCACTTGATGGAATTTTAGTGGCGCCCACTTGAGTTGTTCCGGTATCAGCGCATGTACCGTACTCGACCTTTCCCTGCCGGTCAAGCCATCGCTAGTGGAAGCGATGTCAGATTTGTCGTCAATTTGCGTGTGAGGCTTGACATCGCCTGGTGTGGAGTCCTGAAGTGGTATTTTAAAGTCCAATGGTTGGTCCTGTGTGATGATTTCCAATGTCGGCAATTCCGCCAGCGTTTTGGTGTTGTCTAATCGTACTATATATTCTTGTAGTTCGTTTAGTTCAAGCCCGATGGCGGAAGCACAGATGGCTAACCTCTCATAGAGGGACCACGTGCTAGGGTACGGACCATTTTTGACTTTCCAGTCTGCGCCACGGTCGAAACCGGTTTTGTAGACCAAGTCGTTGGCAAAGCGTTGTGCCGCCCTATATAGGGCTGACATTAGAGGATCAAGGGGGTCAGAAGAGTGGTAACCAGCTGTCTTATTCAAGAACGATTGCTGGGGAGAGAGTTGCCTGTTGGATCCGAGGTGCATCTTTGATAGGGCACGCTTGTAGTCGGGGTGTGAGGGCGAGGCAGCAAACAAAGTGGGGTGATATATCCGTCCTAGAAAAGTTAACGGTTCACCTT